AACGCTAAACGCTACAGGCGGTATTGGTGGAGGTACTTTTTAATGACATTTGTTTCAAAACATCATAGAATTAGGCTAAATTTAGGAGTCATTTATGGCCGTTAATCTTTCTCCCGTTGGTGGTGTAGCCGCCCAATTTTTTGACAACGCAGGAAATGTGTTGACTGGCGGTAAATTATTTACCTATGCAGCAGGTACAACTACCCCTGCCGTAGCATATACAACCGCTGCGGGTAATATTGCTTGGTCTAACCCCATCATACTAAACGCCGCTGGGCGAGTGTCAGGATCGGGTGAAATTTGGTTAACGGCGGGTATTAGCTATAAATTTGTATTAACAGACAGCAATGACGTATTAATTGCCACATACGATAATATTGTTGGTTTAAATGATGTTTCTTTTACCAACATTGTTAATTTTACAGGCAACGGGACACAAGTTTCATTTACGTTGCCCGAAACACCAATATCTGAAAATTTTATAAATGTTTTTATTAACGGCGTATACCAATTTAAAAACACGTTTTCAATTACTAGCGGAACTACGCTGTTATTTTCTGAAGCGCCGCCAGCTACATCAAACATTGAAGTGCAATATTAATCATGGCACAAACTGGATTTACTCCGATACAACTGTACAGCACTAGCACGGCGGCGGCTGCGCCTGCTGCTGGAAACTTAACCAACAGTACGTTGGGGTCAGAACTTGCTATCAACATCACCGACGGCAAACTGTTCTATAAAGACAACGCTAACGCCGTACAGGTCATTGGTTGGAAAACCACGCCGACCACGGCTGGCGGTACAGGGCTAACTACCTATACGGCGGGTGATCTAAGCTATTACGCTAGTGGAACAACGTTTACTAAGTTGGCTATTGGTACTATTGGGCAGATTCTTACTTCTACTGGCTCTGCGCCTCAATGGTCAACCCTAAGCGGTGTAGCGGTTACAACGTTTAGCGCAGGTACTACAGGTTTTACGCCTAACTCCGCTACAAGCGGAGCTGTTACCCTTGCGGGTACTTTAGCGACTACCAATGGTGGTACAGGGTTAACCGCTTTTACTGCTAATCAAGTTTTTTATGCTTCTAGCACTTCTGCAATTGGGCAGTCTGCCAATCTAACATTTAACGGTACAACTTTAACCGCAAATACGATTGGTGCTTTTACATTAAGTGGGACAATAGCGGGTGGCGGTAATCAAATAAACAATGTCATTATTGGCACTTCTACGCCTTTAGCTGGTTTTTTCACTACCCTATCCGCTACAGGTGTAGCTACATTCTCTGCGGGTACAGTTTCAGCCCCCGCTATCACCACTACAGGCGATACCAATACAGGTATCTTCTTCCCTGCTGCTGACACTATTGCCTTTACAGAAGGTGGCACAGAGTCAATGCGTATATTTTCATCTGGCGGTGTTTCCGTTGGCAACACCACCGATCCTGGCGCTACTAACCTGTCGGTTACAGGCAGCGTAAATTCAATTAATACTTTTGGTTATAAAAATCGGCTAATTAACGGCTCAATGGTAATCGCTGCTAGAGGAGGCAGCGGAACCATTCCCAATTCAAACACCGTGCCAACATCATCAACAGGGTATATTACTGTTGACCGTTGGTTTATGTACGCAACGGGGGCAGCTTTAAGTGTTAGTCAATCATCTATTGCGTCTGGCGGCATTATGCCGTTTCAAACCGTAATTACAGGCGCCGCTTCAAACACAGGTGTAGGGATTGGTCAACGAGTTGAAAATGTCAACTGTTTAGACTTAATCAATAAAACGTGTACATTATCAGCTTATATTTCTGCAAATGGCCCAACATCCGTTACTTGGACGGTTTCGTACGCTAATACAGCAAATACATTTGGAACTATTGCGTCGCCGTCAAAAACGCAAATTGCAACTGGAACGTTTACGGTTACTGGAACGTCTACGCGATATAACGCGCAGATAAGCGTCCCCGCAAACGCTTTCACGGGGATTGAAGTGTTGTTTACGCTTGCAAGCCTTACTTCGGGGCAAAATTTTGCAATTACAGGGGTGCAATTTGAAGTAGGCAGTCAATTAACGTCTTTTGATTATCGAAATAATCAACAAGAATGGAATTTGTGTCAACGATATTATGAAAGTGGAAGTTATCGTTGGCGCGGGACTGATGCGGGGCTAACTGATGTTATTACAAATCCATTTAGAGTTGTTAAATATGCTTCACCAACCGTAAGCGTTGCAACCGCAGATATTGGAACAACATATTTTACGATTGCTCAAAGTGGTGCGCCTTATGATACAGGCGTAACTGGTTGGAACGCTGTTTCGGAGATCGCATAATGTATAAACAAGTTTTAGACCCGGCTACAAAAGCGCCAACAAATGTAGTGTTACGTTTGACCGATGGGTGTAGTATCCCTTTTGACGAAAAAAATACTGATTATTTAGATTATCTTGCTTGGTTAGAGCAAGGCAATACACCCGAACCAGCAAACAGTTAATAAGGAAAAATTATGTCGTTAACCAAAGTAACATATTCAATGATTGAAGATGCGTTTTTTGTAAACGTAAAAGATTATGGCGCAACTGGTGATGGCGTAACAGACGACGCGGCGGCTATTCAAAGCGCTTTGGATGTTATTCAAGCGGCTGGTGCTGGCACATTGTATTTCCCACCAGGCGTTTATGCTTCAACAGCTACTTTTAATATTAATTTTCCTGTAACCATTGTTGGTCAAGGAAATGGATGGGACGCCTGGATTGCACTTCCTACCACAATTGGATCGACATTAAAATATATTGGCCCAACAGGAAGCGACGAAGAATTTTTTGTATTTTCTGCTGTTAATTTTGGCGGTGTTGGCATGAAAAACATCCGCTTAGATGGCGGCAATCTAGCCAATAAAGGTTTGGTTTTAGATAGCGTTGTTGGTGGATTATGGGAAAACATTACACTTGAATTTTTTGGAAACGTCGGAATTTATTTAAAAGGCGACGTTGGAACTTGCTCTTGGAATACGTTTATTAATATTGCCATTAATTGTTTTGGCAATAAAGCCTGTATTTGGGTGTCGGGCAGCCCAGGCGTCGGAAATGCCTGTCACAACACATTCATCAACACTAGGTTAGCATTTGGCAACACTGGAATTGGTCACGGGATTATTTTAGGTGATTGTGACAATAACTCATTTTTAATGACTTATATGTTTGATTCAGGCGCTGCTATCGGTTACGGCGTTTATGTTGACACAACGGAACAAATAGGCTTTCCATCCAACAATCAATTTTTTCATTTGCAAGCTAGTACAAAAGGTTGGTTTCAGCCTAGCACAACCATATTATCGCCAGCGTCGATTTTTGGCTACGCGCAAGATAACGGGCAACCCACACCAATAACTAATGGTACTTTTTTAAATTTTATTACTGCTGATCGCGGCGCAGTTGTTGGATCACTTGGATTTTCATTAGGTTTAAGTAAGGGTAATAACTTTGCTGGTCAAGTATTAATCGCTGCTGGTGTCACACAACAAACCGTTGCGTTCCCGCTTGGGCCTGAACCAGACGCCAATTATTTAATATTTTTAAGTCCTGTATTAGCCAACCCAAATACAGGATATTACTCTTATGACCACACAGCAGCATCGTTTAAAATTCAATTAGTTGCGCCGCAAGCTGGGCCAGTTTATTTTAATTATTTAGTAATTCGCATTTAACTGTAAAGGATACAAAATGGCACTTCAAAAAAATACCGAATTTGCGGGAATAACAATTCCTAACGCTTATTTCCGAATTAGCCTTATCAGACAACTATCCAAAAAATCAGGAGTTGCGGTAGTTCAAGGTTTTACCAGCTCAAACGAACCGCAAAGTTTTTACCAAAAAGACTATGGTTTTGAATATGATTTAGCGGGTGACAACCCCATAAGACAAGCGTACAAATACTTAAAAACTTTGCCTGATTTTGCTGACGCGCAAGATTGCTAAGGATAAATTATGACCGTCATTGTCAACGTACTGATTCCAGCCAAGGTCGCTGAGAATACCCAGCAGACGCAATACACGTCCAATGGTGTTAAAACCATCATTGATAAGTTCACCGCGACTAACTTTAGCGCTTCGGCGGCTACGATCAGCGTCAACTTGGTCACTACCGCAGGCACGGCAGGCAACGCAAACATCATTACCAAGACCAAAACCTTGCAACCGTCTGAGGTGTATACCTTCCCTGAAATCGTGGGTCAGGTGCTAAATAATGGCGACTTTATCTCCACCATTGCTGGCACGGCTGCGGCGGTCAACATCCGCGCGTCTGGCAGACAGATTTCAAGCTAATGAGCCAATTGCTTTACGCCAACCTTCCAATACCCCCGCAGCCGGGTACGGAAATCATTACGACCGACAAAATCAACGCGTTAACGTCGGCGCTATTAGAAATGCCCCCCGCCAACGTCGTTACCACGCACACGTTTGCACCAGGCGTTTACGAACGCAAGATTACCATACCGCCTTGGACAGTATTGACAGGCGCGCCCCACAAGACGGATTACAAAGTTCGGCTAGAAAAAGGCAAAATTGCCGTTAATCTTGAGGACGGCACGGTCAGAATACTGACAGCGCCCTGTGAACTCGACGTTAAGGCAGGCGCGCAGCGCGCTGGGCGGGTGTTTGAAGATGAGGTCGTATGGGTGGACGTGTACGATAACCCTGACGATTGCCAAGACTTAGACGTATTAGAGGAGCGTTTGTACGTTGTGCCTGAGTGCGGCCTAGCCGACAGCCGTAACCGGCAGCTAATCGCCGACTCCCGCAAAGACTTTGACTTGTTCTTATTTGAGCTAGGCATGAGCCAACCTGAAATGGACGCTATCGTTCACATTAGCGTTGACTTAGTGCCGATGCCGTCAGAGTATTGCGTAGTGCTAAAACCGTCAAATTTACACGGTCAAGGGCTGTTTACTACCAAAGTATTTAAACAAGGCGAGATGGTTGCGCCGATGCAGTTAAACCATAAAAGAACCCCCGCAGGACGGTTTATCAATCACTCCTTTAAAAATAACGTATTACCCGTTAAAATTGAAGGTAACATATACGCAATAGCGACACGGGATATTGGCGAAGGCGAAGAACTGTTAGTAAACTACAGGGATTCTTTAAAAGTTAATTCTGAGCTAAATTTGCAAAGGAAATCATAATGTCTGGGATGATCGTTAGTTCAGTTGTTAATCTAGTTGGTGGAAATAAAGCCGCCGATACCCAAGCAAGCGCTGCTAGGGACGCTGCTAGTACGCAAGCTGCATCCAATCGTGAAGCAATTGCGCTTCAACGCGAGATGTTTGAAAGGCAGATTGCGCTGCAAGAACCGTTTAGACAAGCAGGTTTAGCTGGTCAAAACCGTTTAACCGCCTTGTTAGGCGTCGGCGAAGATAGGTCTGCGGCAGACTTTGGTAAGTACGCCTCGGCTGAGTTTGGCGCTGACAAGTTCAAAGCTGACCCTAGCTACGCCTTCCGTATGGCTGAAGGCATGAAGGCCTTAGAGCGTTCGGCTGCGGCTCGGGGTGGTCTGATGTCAGGCGCTACGCTAAAAGGCATCCAGCGCTACGGGCAAGACCTAGCCTCAACCGAGTTCCAAAACGCGTTTAACCGCTATCAAACCGAGCGTACCAATACGCTAAACCCATTTCAGTCCCTTGCTGGGGTAGCGCAGACTAGCGCTAATACTTTGGGCAACCAAGCTGGTACGTACGGCGCTAACGTAGGCAACCTTATGTCGGCTACGGGCGCGTCCAACGCGAACGCCCTGTTAGCCGCAGGCAACGCAAGAGCCAGCGCCTACCAAGGCTACGGCACGGCGGCTGGGCAAGCAATACAGGGTATAAATAGCTTTTTTAGAAACCAAGGTACGCCTAGTTATTCAGGCCCTAGCTATGGATCTAACCCTGATTTTGACAATAGCTACTTTAATACAATGTCTTACGATTAATAGGAATAGCCATGGCGCAACCTAATTACAACTTGTTAAACACAAGCATCCCCGCAGAAGCCGCAAGCAGCGCTACAAAAGGGATGCAACAGGTTAACTTACTAAGAACGCAAGATTTAGAGAACCGCGCTGCACAAATGGCAATTGATAACGCGTTGGCTGAACAAGCCGCCTACCGCAGATCAGGTTCATTACAAGAAGCGCAACAGAATCTATTGCGTGGTGGGCTAGGTAAACAAGCTGCAGCGTTAGGTCAAAGCATAGCTACGCAGGGTAAAACCTTAGCCGAAACGCAAAAAGTGGGCGCAGACCTTGCCATTAAAAACATGGACATTATGCGTGAGCGTACTAGAGATCTTCTTGGCAATACGTCAAATGAAAACTACATTGCCCACATACAAGAAGGTTTACGTGACGGCTTAATTACCCCAGAACAAGCGCAGCGCAGCGTACAAACCTACACCGCTATCCCGCCCAATCAACGGGTAGCGTTTATTACGCAGCAATTAGCCAAAGCCGAAAAGATTTTTGAAGCAAATACTATTACCGCAGCGCAACAACAATCTGCTGATATTACTAAACGTGGTCAAGATATTAGCGCGGCTACACAACGCCGTGGTCAGGACATTGGGCGTATCCCTGTTGGTTTCCGCATGACTGCAGACGGAGCGCTTGAGCCTATCCCTGGTGGCCCAACCACTACTAATTTGTCGCCTAAAGAAATACAGACACGTGAAGCCAAGTTCCCACAGGCAACGCAAGCGGTTAAGACGTTTGAAGCTAAAACAACCGAACTTGAAAAAGATTTAATTGCGCTTAGAAATCACCCAGGCTTATCTAGCATTACTGGCTTGGTGGCTGGGCGTGTGCCAGGGCTTACAGCGCAAGGCCGCGCAGCTGAAGCTTTATACGACAAGATTATGGCGCGCGGTGGATTTAAAGAATTGCAAGATATGCGCGCAGCCTCGCCAACTGGCGGTGCTTTGGGTAACGTATCTAACCAAGAAGGCGCGCAATTACGTGCAGCGTTTGCGGCTATCGACCGTAAACAAGACGCAGCCGACGTTAAGAAAGCTATTGATATTGCTATTTCAGATCTTCAAGGGTCTAAAGGCCGTGTTCGTGAAGCGTACGATATGACTTATGACTACAAAGGCGGCGGCGGGGCGCCTGCTGGCGGTGGTGGTGGTGCAACTCCTACTATTGACCAGCTATTAGAAAAGTACAAATAATATGGCTACTATTGAACAGTTAAGTTCAGCGTTAGTTAAAGCAGATGCCGCTGGCGACGTTATGGCGGCTAAAGCTTTTGCGGATGAAATTCGTAAAATGCAAATGCCTAGCGCACCTGCTGAAACCGCAAGCCCTCGTCGTCAGATGGTTGAAGCGGAATTACGTAGCGTAGCCGCACCGTTTGCTGGTCTTAGCAAAGGCGCTGGCAATGTTATGTTTGGTGGTCAACGCTTAGTTGGTAAGGGTTTAAGCGCGTTAGGTGCTACTGAAACAGGTCAAGCCTTACAAGCGGATGCCGCCCGTCGCCTAGCTGAACAAGAAGCGTTTATTGCGCCGTATCGCGAAGTTGCCCCTACTATGACAGGTGCAGGTGAATTTACGGGTGAAGTTCTTGGTACGTTGCCCGTTGGCGGCGTAATCGCCAAAGGCGTTGGCGCTATTCCAGGCGCAGGTGCTTTAGCGCAATCCATTCGTACAGGTGGTTTTAGTACAGGCATGGCGCCAGGCGCAGCCAATATTGCAACTAGAGCCGCAGGCGGCGCTGTTGTTGGCGGTACGTCCGCAGCTTTAATTAACCCTGAAGAAGCGGGTACAGGCGCAGCAATTGGCGCTGCTGCACCGCTTGTATTGCCTTACGTTGGCAAGTACGTATCTATGGGTGGCGGCAAAATCGTAGACGCGTTTACAGGTAAATTAGCCCCAGTTAAAGCAGGTAAAGTTGCCCGTGAGATGGCAGGCGACACAATTAACCAAATCCGCGCTACTAACAATTTAGCGCCAATAAATATAAATGCAGCGCAAGCGGCTGGTGGTATCGACAATGACGTATATCAAGCGTTTTTAGATTTTTACTCAGGTAAAGATAAATCTAGCTATTTCCGCATATTAAAAGACAGACAAAAAACAGATCAATTAAATCAATTAGCTAAATTAGCAGGCGGCGCTACAGATACCGAAATTATTACTAATATTGATAGCGCTAAACGTGTGCTTAACCAGTTAACTACACCAATGCGTGAAGAAGCATTTGCTAAAGTAGCGCAAACGAATAAAGTTGTGCCTGAGCTAACACAAGAAGCGCAAACATTACGTAAGGAAGCGGCTAAAAAAGTAGAAGAAGTACGCCGTTTTGTAGGACAACAAGTAACTAAGCCTACAAATGTTACGCCTGGTTTACTAGGGCCTGGTTTACTAGGGGCTGATAACGTTACAGTAATACCGGGAGCGCAAAGCCGTGCCATTACTCCCGCGCAAGATAATCTTGCTACCGACTATTTACTTGGTAAATTAGCAGGAAGCGCAGATGAAGTTGCTGGTAAAGCAGCCGTTGATTCAATAACCGCAGGCGCAGCAGCACGTTCAGCTGAAGCTAAATTAGCTGAAATATCTGAACGTGGGCTAAAACCAATTTCAGCTAATAATATTGCGTCCAAAATTGAAGCGCTTGCAATGCAGCCTGGCACAAGAATGGATGCCATTCAACGCAAAGCATTACTAAATATAAGTGAAAAATTCCGCGAAACAGGCGCATTATCAAAAGATATTGTAGGCCCTGAAGATATATACCAAGTTCGCAAAACATCTATTAACGATGCTATGACTCAAGCGTTGTCTGAAAGTGGGTATGACCCTTCGGCTCAATCGCAACGTTTAGCTGGGCTATTGGGTGATGTACGAGGATATATTGACGACGCTATTCGTAGCGCAGGCGCGGGTAAAGAATGGGATGACTATTTAAGCACTTTTGCTAAAGGACGTCAGCAATTAGACCAACGATTTACAGCAGGGCAGTTATTAAAAATATTAGAGCAAGATAAACAAAAATTTGTTGATATTGTTAAAGGTCAAGATCCAGATTTTGTAGAAAAGATTTTTGGCCCAGGTCAAAAAGATATTATGCAAGCTATGGGCGGTCAACGCCCTCGTAGTCCAATGGTTAACTTGTTAGGTATTGCTGACAACATTGAACGTGATTTAAAAATTAAGCCCCAAGTCAAGTCAGGCCGCCTAGCGTTAGGTTTGGAAGACCAGTACGGTAATCCGTCCGAGTTGATTCCAGGCTTTGTAGGCTACAAAACGGCTATTCTTAAAAAAGTAGCGCAAATATTGACAGGCAAAGTAAACGAAAAAGCGCAAGCGTTGCTTACAGAAGGCGCTCGTTCGGGTAAAGCCATGAATGAAATCCTCAATACTTTCCCTGCCGAAGAACGTAGTAAAGCGGTAAAGCTGCTTACGGAATTGGCTAAAACTGACAAAGATCTGCAACGGGCTATTGCATCGGGCGCAATTATACTTACTACACCCCCAGCTAACGCTTTAGCCCCCGCACAACCAAATCAAAATGCGCTTGCGAGATAATTATGGAACAGGATATTTTCAATTGGGCGGTCGCGCTGACTGGAGCTTTGGGTGGCTGGATATTGAAAGTAATCTGGGATATGCTGCGTGAGATGCGAATTGAAATGCAAGCCCGTGACACCCGTATTCAGGATGATCTAAAGAAATTAGACACCAAAATGCACGACGATTTTGTGCGCCGCGATGATTTTAAAGATGCCGTCAAAGAGATCAAAGACGACATGAGGGCTGGGTTTGCTAACGTTGACTCTACCCTACGTTTAATTTTTAAAAAACTTGACGAAAAATAACTGCCACACTTTTAAAATGACTTACGTTAACTTAATTTATGGCAGACGAACTTGGACTATCGGCAGGCGCCAAAGGACTTAGTGAGGGCTTTAACTCTGCGCGTGAAGCCGGTAAGTCTGTTACTAAAAGCATTGAGGGAATACAGCAAGACGGCTTAGATGTAGCCCAAGAAAGAGCGCGAGAGCGTATACGGGCAAAGCGGGAGGCAAAACTTAAGAAGGAACGGGCGCTGATTAAAGCGCTTGACGAATGGAAACGAAAGAAGCAAATCTCCGATGAGGAAGCAGATTTAAAGATTAAATTTGTAAAGCAATATGGTGCAAAAGAGTGGGATGCACTGCTTAAAATTAAGCTAGACATTGAGAACATGGAACGCAAAAACAACGAAGAATTCCAGCACGATCTAAAGGCAGTAAGGCGAGTGCAGTTCTATTGTTTTGTTGCTGCGCTGATAGTAACTTTGTGGTTAAAATTTATTTTAAAGGCGTTTTAAATGGAAACTTTACTTGGACTTCTTAAAGGTGTTGCTCCTGTCCTGGCTACTGCTGTTGCTGGCCCTGCTGGGGGAGCTGCTGTGGGCTGGATTGCTTCTAAGCTAGGTATTGATGACGACACAATAGAAGGCGTAACTGCGGCGTTGCAAGGCAATCCTGAAATGACAATGAAGCTCAAAGAGCTTGACCTTGAATACGCTAAATTGGAAGCAGCAGACCGCGATTCTGCCCGTCAAGCCTACGCAACCGTAGCCACAAGCGAACACGCTACCAAGCTAGATAAGGCGGTAGTGCCAGTGCTGGCGTTAGGTACAGTTACGCTTGCGTTTTTATTTATTGCTATTTTAATGTTCCGTGATGTACCGACCGACCAGCAACAAATGGTAATCTTTGCATTAGGGTTTATTACCAGTTCCGCAGGTCAGGTGTTGTCGTTTTACTTTGGGTCAAGTCAAGGCAGCAAAGACAAAAACAAAGAGATTCAGGAGATGATGAAGAAATGAAAGAGAATTTTGACAAGTGCTTGGCGTTAATGTTGGCGCATGAGGGCGGTTTTGTAAACCACCCCCAAGACCCAGGCGGTATGACCAACCTTGGCGTTACTAAGCGGGTTTGGGAAGAATGGACAGGGCATGAAGTTGACGAGAAGCAGATGCGCGCCCTAACTCCCGAGCTAGTAGCGCCACTTTATAAAAGGAAATACTGGGATGCTTGCCGATCTGATGATCTTGTATCTGGTGTTGACTATGTTGTTTTCGACGTTGCTGTTAATTCCGGGGCGGGGCGTGCTATTAAATTTTTGCAGAGTTGCGTTGGGGTTGATGCTGACGGTGGCTTCGGCCCTCGTACTTTGGATGCCGTTAAAGTAGCCGAACAAGACCCTGAGCGCTTGATTGAGCTTTACTGCGCCAAACGCCTTGAGTTTCTGCAATCCCTAAAGACCTTTGAAACCTTTGGTAAAGGTTGGAGCCGTCGGGTTGCAGAAGTCAAAGACAAAGCTTTAAGTATGGTCGCCAAGCCCTAAATACTGCTCAAGCCGTTTGATGCG